CCTGAGCTTTTTTACAGACTTCCCTGGTAATAAGTCTTTTTAATGTATTGTCTTTTATATGCTCTAACGCGAAAGCCTCCCTTCTTTCCTTAATTTTTTGGTATAGCGATGGATTCTCGCGTTCGAGCTGAGTATCGTAATATTTTGGGGTGGGGACATGATGGTAGCTATTGCTTGAAAGTACAATAACGTCATCCGATGGAAATACATCTGATTTATACTTATCCCACCATGCTTTTCCAATGCCATGTCTGTTTGACATGGTTGAATACTCTTGTTGTACGGGGTGAATTTCGCCGGTAATCTCGCATACCTTTTGGTAGTGCTCATGTTTTTTATCTCCATTAATTTTTTTCGTTATATATCGTGCTACATAGCCCGCTGACTTTAATGTCAGGTCCATTGTTGTTACGAATCCTTTGCCCCATATTTTTGATAGCTTTTCTGATGTATATACATCGCCTGTTTCCTTTTCCTCATGTAACTCGAGATCATCAAATTGATGATTGAATATACAGGCATGGTAATGGGGCCGGCCAAGCCGGGATTCTAGTTGTGGTTTTCCGATATCTTCTTCTAGCTCGGCGTATTCGCCGCAGTGATAGAATCGGATTCTCTTAGGCCTGAGCTCGTACCTCAGTGCCTTTATAAACTTTGTGAAGTGTTTTTTGACTAGTGTCTCCCTATCCGGGAGATTCTCGTCGTTATATGTGAGAGTGATAACACAGTTATCTTCCCACATTTGGGCTTCGTGCATTATTCGCACGGCCCATTGTCTGGAATAGTCGAGCCTGCATCCTATGCAGCGCCCGCATTTTATCCAGACTGATTTTGTTGCTACGTCACCGGGTGGTGACTTCCCGAATTTTAATTGGCCTCCGCTTACAGCTTGGTAGGCCTTTATCGGGTGATAGCAGGTAATTTTTAGATCCTGTATCCGCCGCGCATTATTTTTCCAGAACTTATGTTCTTTTTATGTGTGCGCGATGCTGTTCTTATGAACAGTCTTTTTGATTTCTTTTTTGAAATCTTGCTTCGGTATGCCATTGCTTTACCTCAGTTTTTTGTTTAGGTGCCTAATTTTAGTCACCTAGTACATATACGTCAAGTAGAGTTATGTACTTTTACCCCCCGTAGCCCCCCTAATTTTATTGTTATTTTTTTCCTGTTTGTTGTGTTTGTTACAGGGGGGCGTAGTAGCGATTTTATATTTATGAGATAGAATACTATCTCTTGCTTCGGCTTGCTGGTCCTGTCCAGCATTGCCTCAATCGTCCCCGCTTTTCGCCGTTCCCGACGGCTCATTTTTGGCGCTCATGGGCGCCTTTTTAGCATCAGCTTCGCTGATTTGGGCTTCGCCCTGTTTAGCAGGTGTTGGGTCTTGCTGAAGTTTATGCGCTAGTCCTAGTTCCTGCATTTCTGTTATATTTTTTTCGTCTTGTACAAAGTTCAAGAACTTAGCGGGGTCGTTTTCGAACTTCGTTCTTATTGTTGATGGTAGTTCTTCGAACATTTTTTTACCTCTCGCTACTGTTTCCAGCGCCGACTGGAAGTCGTCGCTTGTTGCGTAGCCATAGCTGGCTTCGTGTTTGTTTACGTGGTCTATAGCCCCCGTTTTTTGATATTTCGCCATTATATTATTAATGTCGCATTCTTTAGTAAAGCTTTGCTTTGTTAGTGATGCGCCTAGGTCGCCAATGTCGCCTAGCCGTTCTTTTGGACCGTATGCGGTCCTTATTGTAAATGGGTTTTTCTTTTTATTCATCGGTTTTTCCTCCAGTATCCCTTTGGCTTTTTATCGCCAAAGCTTATTGATCGTATTACTCCCTTTGCTGTACTGGTGTTTCCAGTTACACCCGATTTTTCCATTTCCATTTTATCTAGTAGATTTTTTATGAATTTCTCGGTTCCTTTACCGACATAATCCATTAGTTCTTCTAGTCGTGTTCCTACTCCTGTGGCGCCTCCTATGGCGCCTTTTTTTGCTTCGTTTAACTCAGTTAGTGATGTTATATTTTTTATTTCTGCCCTGACTCGCATACCGGCCAATGCCGATCCTGCGAAGTCCGGGGTGGGGGGCATTGCTCCCCCGCCTGGTCTCGCACCAGGCCCCCCCGTTCCCGATAATATCGGGTTTAATCCTGCTGCCCGCAGGTCGGCTACTTCCCATTGGTGAGCCTTTTTTGCCGCTTCCTTCTGGAATCGTATTGATCTACTTGCGGATGATCTTCCGAACAATCCGCCTAGTACCGATCCGCCGAGCCCTATTAGGGCTCCGCCGGTTATCGGATCAAGTGCCATCAGAAGTGGTCTATCATGCCCGGAACGCCGTATAACGGCATCGGGCGAGCACACCTAAGACTGAAATATACGTCTAGGATGAAGTGTGGCTCTGATGGTACCGCTATAATGCGGTCTATTGGTGGATTATCCTCTATGAATAGATCGTTTAGTACAGGCAAGCTGAGGAAGTTCTGTGATAGATGCCAAGCATCTAATGTCTGTGGATCGTTTGACCTTAGTTTTCCTGAAATTTGACCCGGGCGAAATCTATATTCGCCGTACCTTTCTTGGAACCCCCATGTCGCCTCGTCGGCTATGGGGTCCCCTACTCCCTGTGCGAAAATTTCTTTATTTTTTACTGCCTGCTCACCTATATGACTTAATGCCGGCCAATAGAAGTCGAACCTGGTCAGCCTTGACCACATGCGGTTCAACCCCTGGCTGTAGGTGAGATCGGCGCGAACTGATATGAAACCGAGCACCGTGCAGTGCTCTGTAAATGACTTACTAAAGCCATGTCCTGAGAACTGTCCTACTCCAACGCCCGCAAGATTTCCTTGGGGCGTATCCGCTGTCTGTACATCTGTTGCGGTAAAGCCCGTTTGGGCAATTGGTGTTATATTTATCGGTGTTGAGCCCCCGCCGAGATATTCCGGTCGTGTAGCTCTTAGGTCTGGTGATGTTACTCCGAAATGCGCGTGCACTATTTCTATATATCTTGTTCCACCACGAGCATCTCTTTCCAGCAGTCTCTGAACTTGGAATGATTGTCTTAGCTCGTTAATTGTTGCTGCTGTTGCATTTGTTAGGTCGGCTCTTATATTTGGAAATCCTAAGTTGTTTGGGTCTTGCTCTATGAAGAATGTGTCCGATCCTCCCGCAGCAGTTGATATTGATCCTGATCCATATGTTGCTGATCCTCCATCTGTCTCATTAAATGGTCCTGTCCCTGATGGCCATGTGCTCGATGGATTTGAACCTATACCAGTTATTGGTGCCGATGTTCCCAGCGGTAATAATACCGCGTCGCCTTTTTGCGGGAATGGCAAGCTTGACGTGAAATAGTCATGCCTCTTCCCGCGCCTTGTTAGTTTATATGTTGATTCCGGGTCTGGTCCGTCATCTGTTAGAAAAGGCAAAGATTGCTGTAAATTTTGATCCCTGTACCACTCATTATAACATAACGTTGTTGCCCTTAACGGCAGGGCCGAATGCGATATTCCCTCCACGAGTGTCGGTATCCCCATATAATCGTATATCGATTCGTTTAAGTATCCCCCTGCCGGGGAGACAATCTGGGGTATTGTAAAATCCGTTGAGTCCCCGGGATTTGTTTCTTCTCCCATGAATTTATTCCAGTTATCCCATAGCAATCTATTTGGCACCGCGAAAAATTGTGTCTCAATTATCATATTATCCATTGTCGGAAATATTGGAGTTGATAGCCTTGCCAGTGCCGCAGTACTTAATACAAATGTATCTCCTGGCAGGGCTTCATCGACGAAGAATGGAATCAGAAACCCTCCGTTAAACGTACATTTATACGGACTCGATCTATCGAAACTCGATCTCGGTATTTCTGCTTTTGGTACTTGGCTGAATTGGTGCTGACTTACCGATTTTCTACTTGTCGCCGGAGTATGATACATTAATATTTAACCTCTTTTAAATCGCCGATCGGTGGGTCCGTGAATAATTCCTTTTGGTCCTCAGTTTCCTGCTCTTTCCACGGGGCTTTTACGAATTCTATACCATTGCCCAATGCAATGGGATTATTTGTGAGAAATTTCGCTTTATCATCGGACCAATGTCCGATATTAAATAGCGTATAATCTTCCGGATGCTTCCCGAACTGGTGTGTTGCATCATTGATGCAGTCGGCGAAGACTCTTACCGCCATACCATCTTCGTGCAAGAAGAATGGAACCAAATAGGCTTTAGCTTTGGAGTCGTAGATTGTGAATATTTTGTGCTTCATATTTTGTTTCTCTTTTGATTTTGTACCTGAGCTTTTTTACAGACTTCCCTGGTAATAAGTCTTTTTAATGTATTGTCTTTTATATGCTCTAACGCGAAAGCCTCCCTTCTTTCCTTAATTTTTTGGTATAGCGATGGATTCTCGCGTTCGAGCTGAGTATCGTAATATT